TGAGGCATATAAACACGCAGACGCCATGCTGGAAGCGAGGAAACAATGAACGAACAAATCATGAAGATTTTGCCAGCAGAACTACCATATGAGAATATTAGAGAAAATGAAGATTTAGAGTTACATTTTGCATTGGGATATAATTGTAGTATCAAAGACTGCGCCTCCGCCATAGAAAAGGCTAATTTGGTGAGATGTCCGACGGAGAAAGAAATATTAGATTGTATAAGTGCCGTATGTCAGTGTTCTAGTTGCGTCACTTGTAGAGAATCTGCCAAAGCCCTGCTTGCATTATTACGAGGTGATAAATGAGCGAAAGACTGTCGGAGCGGGAAAGAATAAAAGGATTAAGACGAACAGATTTTAATATTGCTTTGCAAAGATTAGCTAAAAGCGATTGTGGTGATAATTCGTGTATATTTGCTGGCAAAGGTAAAGGTGGGATGCGAACAAATGGTGGATGCCGTTGTTATCAGATGCTTACTAATGACATTGTTGCGTTAATTGAAGCAGACAGGGCTAGGATTGTGGAAAAATGTGCCAAGATAGCTGAACACCAAAAAGAAATATGTGGTTCAAGTATGAGTAGACAATCAACCGCACAAGATATTGCGGATAACATTAGGAGAGCAGGAGGCGAATAATGGGCATAATTACCAAAGTTAATGATCTTGGATTAAACGGAAATGGATATTGCGAAGGTTGTGGTAAGAAATTACCTGAATATAAACGTTTTTGGTGTAATCAATACTGCTGTAATTTAGCTAAAGATAAGATTGAGGAGGCGAATAATGAAACCCCCAAAATGCGCTAAATGCGGTAAGTCACTTAAAAAAGGTGCTGTGCTTAAATGGTGGACGTGGTTGGTTTGTTATGAATGTGCGAAGGAGGCTAATAATGCACTGTCCTAATTGCGGTTCCTTTATCGGGATATATTGTTGCGAAACTTGTGCAGGAATAACTACTAAAGCTAGTGGTCCTACTGGAGGCGAATAATGGAAGAACTTAAATCTTGCGATTGCGGATTAAAAGTATGTCCTCCGTGGCACACAGACGAGAATTATAAGGGTTGCACGTTTCCTGATTGCGGGTGCGCTGGAGCAAGGAATTGCATGGTTAGAGATCCAAATGAGGCGGCGTTAAGTTTAAATAGAGAGCAAAGGAGTAAACATGGATAGCAGAACTAAAAAAATCAGGGATCTTAGCAATAAATTATCTTCGGCACGTAATTTTATTAGGAGTTTAGCTCATGCAGCAGCAGACTTAAAAGAGAATGAAGTGCTTTCGAAATCTTATTGGATCAAAAGCGCAATATATAAACTTGAAGAAACTAAGGAGTAAATAATGTCTGAACCAGAAAAATGCACTTGCAAAGAACAGCAATATGAACCTCACCCATGTCCTTTTGCGCAAGAAATTGGTGACGATCATGAGAATAGGTGTAGTTGTTGCCCGTATTGCACATATCAGTGTGCTATGGATATTTAAAAAGGAGAGCGATAATGTCTGAACCGCTATCGAAAGTTTTTCAATTTAAACGCAAACCATCTCCAACATATTTTCCAGCTAATGAAGGGTATAACTTATGTCTGGATGAGTTAGACCAGCGATCGCCGGATGTAAAAAAATTAGCATTTATTATTTACAAAGTTGAAATGAGAAATTTAACAAGTGAAGATGAGATTAAATCAATATTTAATATGCACCATGTAACGTGGAATCCAACGGTGAATGAATGTTATGTTAAGGCACAAGAAATAATCAACAAGATTGACGTGTGGGTCGTTAAGAAAGGATAGGTATGGAAAATAAATTTATATATAGAGATATGAAAGTAAATACTGGAAGAATCATGCATCAACATCCAGTATTAAGTGGGTGTTACAACATGGAAGTTGATGGCATTGGATATGGCCCACGATTTACCATTGAAATAATTCCAAAGAACATGGTGTTTAATTCTGTTGATGAAGTCATTAAAGAAATTGATAGTGATATTGATTTTTTACAAAGACAAAAGATTAAAGCTATTGAATTAGATAATACTAAATCAAACCCCTAACGTGCTAAGAAAGGATAGGTATGCAAATCAATGAACGCAAATATAAAATAGGCATACGTTCAAGAGGTTACTTAGATTGGGAAATTATCATAATAGCAAAAGATTTAATTGATGCTATTGATTATGTAACAAAAGAATTATTGAGTAAAGGAATTAAATCTTGGAAAACAAGGCTTATTTCTGAAACTGATTGTTACGGAAAAATATTACGTAGAGGCAATGGTAAATTCGATTAAACCCCTAACGTGCGGGGGAAAGGGAAAAAATGAAAACAATATCTAAAACAGAACATGGAACATGGATTGTTGAGCTTGAAAAAGAAGATCTTAAATATTGCGACATTACGAGGTTATGTTACTCGGATAAGATCAACGTTTCTTTTAAGTCATATGAGTATGACAGGGCAAGAAGTAGGCTTGAGGAAGCATTTGAAAGAACTAAAAAAGCAATGGAGTCTTATCGAGAAACTTTGTCTTTAATATCTGAGGCAGGAACAATGCTTGGAATATTATTAGAAAATAAAAAGATGCCTAAGAATAAAGACTAACCATCCACCCTGCTAGGGGGAAAGGAATAAATGAATATAGAGTATAAATTTAATGTGGGAGAAAAGATAAAGATACTCGAACTAGGTCTTTACGGACGAGTAAAATCGCTATGGACAGGTAATAGAGGAAATGAAATTCAGGTTAGGTTCTTCTGTAACGGAAAATCAGAAGAAATGTATTTCTATGAAGATGAGTTAGAAAGCGTGTAAGCAGTGAAATGCCTATATACAGGATGTGTTAATCCAGAATATCAAGATGGCTTATGCTCTAGCTGTCATGCGAGATTCTACAAAGAAGCTAAAGAACGAACATCTAAAATAGGACATACAATTAAAGGGCGAATACCTGTATATAAGCACGATTATCAGAACCCAATACATTCAAACTATGACCTTATTCACGATATGAACAGTATTGGCCCGGGGCATAAACTTAAAGATTGGGATGTTAAAGATTAACCATCCACCCCCGCATGGAGGAAAGGAAACATGAAAGCAAGAATAACAAACAGAGTTCATCACGTTGTTATTTGTGAGCAATGCAAGCAAGATTTTGATCACTTCGCAGCCAACACAAACAAGCGAAAGAAGTTCTGCGACAGGTGTGTTGCAAAGCGTCATAATGATATGAAGCGAAAGAAATACAAAGCAAAGGAGCTAAAATGAAGATAGCAAAGTTTACGATCACGCGGGGACAGGTGGATAATCTTATCCACTCATTAAAAGCACTGGCAAAGCTACACGACAACCCAAGCGTCAAGACAAGGTTTGTTGCCTGTAACTTTATTGAAATGCAACGTCCCAAAAGACTTATCCACAGGATATTCAATACACAGCCAAACTTGCGCGTTATCATTCAAATCGACAAAGGAGAAAAGCATGGAAAAGATAACAATTGAGGAGCTATCCGAGATCATCCAGAACGTGCATCGGGCTGTTGATCAGACAGACTTTGGCCCTGTATATTCTTATTCAGACCGGATTAATCCTGCAACAAACCTTCCTGATAAGATCGTTTCCCCAATTGGTGCGCAGGTATTTGTCACCACTTTGCAACAGGTATTATCAAACATTGACAAGATCCGCATTGTTCCAAGCCACCAAAGCGATAGTTTAAGCATAGACAACTGACAATAAAAAGCCCCCTGTTTAAGCGCAGGGGGCCTTATATCAAACGATCTACCCTAAAAACGACCTTACACACCAACCTTGCCAGAATCGCCTGTTACGGGCTTAATAATTGATACCTGCTTCTCAAGTCCGGCCATGAATGCAGCCATACCAGAAACACCTAAAGCAATCCCCGGATTGGCTATGATAAAATCCTTAACCGATGGCACTGTTAAAGCGATGGATACCCCGCTTATGGCAGTTGACAGAAACACCTTCCAAGCACGTTTTAATGGTGAGTTATCCGGGCCGACCTCAAACGCACCTGCAATTATATTAGATACCCCTTGAATAACCGCCTCTGCGCCAACCGTACTACCTAAAAACCCTGTGGCCGGAACAGTTGAAACGCCGTTAGACTTGCGGATTCTGCGGCCTCTAAGATAAGTGAACAACCCTGTCAATCCAATAGCAAGCGTTGGAGCAAAGCCACCAACCACAGGAAGGCCGGAAAGAGGCAATGTTAGGGCTCTTGCTTGGGCTTCTGGAGATAACTCCCCTTCAGCCAATGGTTGATCCTTCCCAACCTTATAATCGCTTATTCCCTGCTTAATTGCTGCGCACCCCGTAAAGACAAATAAAGCCAAAACAACACCTAAAAGAATCCTCATATTCTACCCCCTTTAAAGAAAAACGATTAACCCGAATACTGCACCAACAATTAGATCGGTTGCCAGCCGATTCAATTTGAATCTTGATACCGCAAAATCAGCACCTACGTTTAAGGCAATATAGCTATAATAAGCAACCAGCCATTCAACGGATATGGTCATAATACACCTAAAGAACATGATCGCCAAAGGTGCGATTGCGCCATACATAAAGCCACAAACCGCACGAATCCACCAACCTTGCTTGTCTTTAAGAATGCCTGCTAAGAAAGACGGCTTGTCGTCATTAATAGGATCATATGAACCGTACCCCATCCTGATAATCTGGCAAAATCCGGCTGTCAATATGCCTGTATAAATATTTATCTTGAAACAGATAAACAGGCCGACAACAATTGGGATCAATATATCCCTAGTCCAAGCGTGTTTGCCACCGCCTAAATACCAGAACCAAGCAATCAACGCAACCGTTGGAAAAGCCATAATGTCTAACATTATTTTGCCGTCCAAGTTGTAGCACCAGTTTTAACATAAAGAGTTGTTGATGCGCCACCGCCAGTAAATAAGAACTCATCCCCTATATTTCCAAGTCCCGTCAAGGCAGTTGATGGGTTCATATCTCCTGTGTACCGCATTGATTGAGGGTATGTTACTTGATTAATGCTCTCATTGCTTGGTGTTCCCTCAAATAATTGTAGGCCGACTCCGTAAGTATTTTGCGCACCGTTTGAGTTGTAAATATAAAGCTGGCAAAGATCGCCAACAGCCCAACCGGATATGTCCTCTGAATATTGCGTACCTGTTGCCGTTGTTGTCGATTGAGCAGTGCCAACAGCCGAACCGTTGCGGTAAATCTGGCCGTATACTGTTGTCCCTCCACCTTTACCAATAACAAACTTAACGCGAATCGTTCCAGCACGGGAAACATATACCTCTAAAACCTTCGTAGGCGTTGTTGTCTGCACAGTGACCGCCATATTGTTTGCTATCATTAAATAATTCCCTGCCGTAACTGATGTGATACCAGATTGAGGCGACCAAGTTGATCCAGTCCAGACATACATGACGTTCTCATCCGTTTTCCAGAACTGACGGCTTGCATATAAAGCAGGGCTTGGAAATGACGTACCGCTTAAAATACTCCCGTCTGAATCAAAAGCCCGCAACAAGTTTGTTTGCATGGCAACAATTTCAGCTTGAGCTGCGTTAATATGCGCCGCGTCCACAAGATCGACCTTGTTTGTTTTAGTTGTTGGCGACCACAATGAGCATGGGTAAGATGACATATTTTATCCTTCGTTTAATGGTTCCAATCGTTTCTTATAATCAGGATGCTTGTATGGGTTTTCCATTCCTAAAGACTTTAGTTGTTCTATCCTTCTGGCGATATGTTCAAGTTGCTCAACGTAAAGCTGGCATTGAACTTGAGCGCGTATTTGCATCCATTGGAAATCTTTTAATTCTTTCTTAATAAGAGCCTGCAATTGCTCGATATTAATACCAGCCTCTTGGTTTAAGTAAATCTTCTCGTCGATGTCCTCTGGATTCAATGTGTTTAAGATCATAACCCTGCGCTCCTTAGTTGTCCGAGTTGATAGTTAAGTTGTGCGATTGATTCTGAAACATTAGGCCGTTGCTGTCCAAACTCAATGTTTGTCGTCAAAACAGATGAGCTTGACAGCTTGTATACAATACGATTGACCTGATATTGTATCCTTCCAGAATATAGGAAAACCCCATACGTTTTCTCATTGTAAAGAGTTCCCCGCGCAACTAACTCGAACAAAGGAATAGGGGTTGTCGCTTCTATTTGCACCTCATGGTTTGCAAGTTGGCATCTTCCACGACGGACAACATCGCTTTTTTCCGTCAATACAGAATCCGCAAACTGCTCTGCCACCGCATTTGTTGTGATAGATGAGTTCTGATACGGATAATCCCTTCGACCGTACTTAGTCTGGCTTGGCGTGTCGTTATACGCTGCGCCCGTTGGATCTGGCCTAAAAGGAACACCGCCAACATCACCACCTTGGATAACAACACGGTTGACAATATCTTTAAATGAATCATCGGATGTAAACGATGTAACCTTATCGCCAAGCGGGAAGTATAGGCCGGGTGAAGATGATCTTTGCTTAAAGAAAACGCTTCGGTCTGCATCAACCCCCCATTCCCTTGAACCTGTAATATCGGCAAGGGTTTGGAGTGCGTTTAAAACATCCGTGTTAAATGTGATCGAGTCGGGCGTGAATGATGTTGCTGCTATATCCGCAGCCGAATAAATAATATCCGTATTTGGAACGACGTAGTTATCAAGAATGCTCTTTACAATGACACTTATCTCTTGGGATGTGTACGTTACATCCCTAAGCTGTATCCTTGATAATTGTGCTTGATAGCCATGCCCTGAAACAGTAAAGAGTTCGTCTGGCTCGTTTATGTTCGGCTGTTTATCCTCCACGATCCCCTGATACCAAAGATCATATACCTTTGTTGACTCATTGCGGACATATATGCGGATGTTAAAGTCACCGGAGATATACTTCTCATTGCAATATTCACGGGGTAGATCAAAGCTGAACGAACCACAACCACCAATCCGGCTATACTCCCAAGACAGGTTCATAAACTCATTGTCAAGAACCTCTAGGGTGTTAAATGACTTGTCACGAATTTCAATTTTAACAATCATTAAATGTCCTTATGAAAACCAGCGATCATACCAATCAACATCAATCGTACAGTTTGACCCTGTGAACTTCAAAATGTTTGCGCCCGGATTCAACTGGAATTGCGGGTAATCACCAACGCTATTGGCAACGCTGTCAACACCGTTATTTGTCAAAGTGACATTCTCAAAATCAACGATCATGATATTTCCAGCGGTTACTGTTCCGTTAAACGTCCAGAGCTGGCCTGTTGTTAAGTTTTCGATTGTGCATGATGTTATTGATGATCCGCCAGCTGTAAATGTTATTTTTGGCTTTGTGTAAGCATTTCCGTTTGTTGTGACCGTAAACGATGTTGGTGACGCAGCGATTGATTGTTCGCTCCTGTACTTTTGAGGCGAAACAGAAAACGGACTTTGTGCTACAAAACTGATGTCAAACTTCATGCACCGCAACGCAGCAATGTAATCATGGCTCTGCGATTCCAAGAACACCCTCATCATGCGGTCATCGTATAAATATAGATCCTTTTCAGATCCGTTAAGAGCTTGCAAGAATGTGTCAAATGATGTCCGCGCTTCTGTTGGTGTTGAGCCGTAAAGCTGGCCTGTCATTTTAACAGAGATCGAGTCATGTTCTGTGTTTGGTATGATTATCCCCGGCCTACGTGCAACAGAGAACCTTGACATACGGTATTTTTTATTTGGCTTCCAGTCATTAATATAACCAGATAAATCTGTAAAGCTAAGAGTCCCCTCTACAAGCAAAGCACCATCAAAATATGCTGATGTGTTGCCAGTATTGACCTCCATCCCGCAGCGGATCTCTGTTGCTGACACATCAATATTCCGACTAACTGTTAAAAATTGCCAAGTGCTGTCGCCTGTATGATAGCTTGAATTTGTAGAACCAACTCCGTCGTTGATAGAAAGCCTTGCCCTGCTTGCAACGGTCGCATATACCCATGCGCCAAAAGTCATTAACCTGCCTTGATATGAGGCATAGGTTGTTAAATCGTGATAAAGGGTTGCGTCTGCACCTACTCTTGTGATCTTAGCAGAGTATGTACCACGCTTAACAATCGTGCTTTCCCGTGCCACTGTAGCACTTGCACCGCTTAAAGTGTGACCTGTTGGAGCGGATGACGTTCCGTTTACCCAATCCTCCATGCTTGACCATTCTAAAAGATTCTTATTGCTTATAAAAAGAAGGGCGTTCATTAGATATTGCTCCTCGCGTTTCTGGATCTTCGTTCAATCTCGAAGCCAAGCTCTTCCGCAAGTTCCCTTACGGAATCCTTTGACGTTATCGTAACGCCTGACATATAAATATTGACATCACCGCCACCTCCTCCACCTCCGGGGCCACTAACGCTAATCTTTCCTGATCGGATAGCATCGGCCATGCTCTTTGGGAATATCATTTCACCCGGTGTAAGCATTGCCGGAACGCTGTCCGTACCTTCGGCAAAACCAGAAACTTTTGTTGCCGTCATAGCAGCAACTTGGGCTGTTGCAGCAATAGGAAACGTACTTGCTGCAGCAACCGCAGCCCCACCAAAACTTGCGATGTTAGCAGCTAAAGCAGCAGGTGCATAGGCAGCGGTTAAAGCAGCACCACTAGCAACACCAGCAGCAATATTGGCAGCCATAAAACTCTTGCCCAAAGCAAAATCTAATGCCATCGCAACGGCTTTTTGAACAAAGAAATCAACAACCGTCTTGATCATTTGCGTCCCTAATTGCTGAAACGCTTGCTTGGCTGTCATTGTTCCCGTGATAAGACCTGTCATGGCATTTGATAAGTTTGTCTGAATAGACTGGCCAAGTTGCATCGTCAAAGCCATCATGCCTTGAGTTGCAATTGCGTGTTCTTGTTGCTTAAACTTTGAAAGCGCAATATATTCTTGGTTCTTATTGATAGCATCCTGTAACTCAACATTATTGGCAAGGATCTGGTTATCGTGCAACTCTTTTAACTGTTGCGCAATGATCATGTTTGTCGATATTGCGTTATTGGCTTTTGTGTTTAATCCTTCATAAAATTGCGTTGACGTTATCTCTCCTGCCACGAACTGCGTGTTTAATGATGCCACAATATCGCTAAAATCTTTTAGCTTGTTTTTCGCAGAGTCAATTTGCGGGATGTTCTCAACAAATGTCGCGCCGAGCTTTTGGCTTAAAGCCTGCGATGCCTTTTCAGCTTCTTGCATTGCTGTCGGTATGCCTTTTGCAATGTTTTTCCAAAAAGTAAAGCCATAAACAAATCCGTCGATCATTGCAGCGAATGAAACCTGCAGGTTTCTAAAAGAATCCCTTATAAAATCAAAACTAACTTTTGACGCTTCGGCAAGACCAACAATGATCGGCGCAAATGCTGAACCAATCAAAGCGATGGTGTTCTTCATGCTTGCCTGCAACTCCCTTAAAGAGTCGCGGGTTTGGAGGTTCCTGTTAGCATACTCTGTAACAGCAAAGCCAATACCACCAACCGCAATTGATAAAACAAACATTTCTTTTCGGAAACCACGAACAGCCTCACTTGCTTGAGAAAGGGAGTCTTTTTGTTTCTTCATCCCCTTTTCAACGCTTTCGTTGTTTCTGTTTATCGTTCCTGCAGCGTCATCGGAAGCCTTGCCAATATTCTTTAGTGCGGTTGCTACGTCGCGGGATGCGCGATCATCGAGGTTAAGTATAATTGTTAATTCATTTTCTGCCATCTTGCTTCCCCTTGGGTTCTTCTTCTTTGGCTAACTCATTCTCGATTAAGCTCATAACAAGCATAAATTTGTTCGTCTGCGCTAACCAGCCACCCGGAGCAGGTAATAACCCGTATTTAAGCATCCTGTATGCGTGAAGCCATAAGCTCATGTCCTCTGTTACATACTGCTTTGGACAACGCCTGAACTTCCATTCCCCGATGATCCACTTATCGAAGAAGCAATCCTTGTCTTTATACTCCTTGCATTCCGGATCGCAAGAATGAAACAAGGAGATGATCAGTTTTTTGTTTCTTGCCCCGTCAAGCCGTTTAACTTATTGCAAACGCCTATGAGTTCACCCAACGAAAGAACATCGAGCCTGCGAAGGTATGCGTCTTTATCAATACCTGCGGGCATATTCTTGATCTCAACAACTGCAGAGGATAACATTTGAAGCATATCCTCACGGGTGACAAGGTTCTCCGGCATATCAAGCGCAGATAACGGTTTTAAGACAAAGACTGTCTTTGGCTCATCCAAATCATACTTTGAAATGTGTTCGTGTCTTTCGTTCGGGTCAATACCTCGTAACATACTTCTCTCCATTCCCCCCAAAGTTTAGGGCTTGTACTACTGTTGTTTAGGTAAAGGCGATACTAACTTCATCGTTGCCAGAGTTCTGTACGCACTCCCCTTTGATCTTCTCGACTAAGATCTCGTTGCGATCTTCATACTCTGGAAAGTACGCATTGAATTTAGGGATGCTAAACGTGACAATGTTCCCGGCTGTTGCGCCAACAACCCAAGAGATTGCACGTAAGTTGCCACCTAAAGCGTCGCTTCTAAAATCATACGATGTTTCAATGGTTGCTTCCGGGTCGATTGTAAGCATAGGCTTACGGCCAGTGATCTCAAACCCTGCAATGGCATTAGCATCGCTGATGCTTGGACGCTCTGCAACGACGTTGCCCATTTCTAACTCACACGCCTTGACAACAAGCGTTGTTCTTGAGTTATAAGAAAATGCCGTTGACTTACATACCTGCGGATTTGTCGTTTCAAGCGTTGGGCTTGATAAGGCAACAAGTGTCGGGGTTGCAAAGCGACCCTTCATGGTAAACTCGGCAACTGCCATTTGTCCGGCTTCGCACTTGATCTTAACGTCGCCTCGGCAGCCTGTCATGACGTGCCGTCTGCCGTCAATAAAGAAATAAATCGTGCAGGATAACTGGCCGGATGATACAGGTAAATAGGTAACGCTTGTTGAGGATACGACCGTTTCACCAAAGCTACAGGCCTTTAACAAAGCACCAATACGCGGGGCTGTCCCTGCCGTACCAGAACCCTTTAGCTCGATCGTAAACGTGACCTCTGATTGTTTTTTCCCTGCAACGGATGCAACATTGCTTAAAGAAGCTATATTTGCAGGACGTTCTACAGGGTCAACAATTTCTTTAAATTTGATGTCCATTGCCAAAAGCGAGTCTGTGCCGACAACCGGAACCGAGTCCGTATCATATACAGATTCAACCTTAGCGCAAATCAGTTGATTCTTTTTTCTCATCGCTGTTGTTGCCATGATGCCCTCCTAGTAAGTAATCGTGTCAACGATCTTCAATTGCATTGTTAATAAAAAGTAACTCTTCTTGTCCTCGATCTTCCAAGATAAATACTTCTGGATGCGGACATAGCTTGACCAGTTAGCCGGATTATCAAGCAACTGGATCAAATCATAGGCTGTCCGTGATGCCTTGTCTTGACTTGCGCCTTGCTGATGAATAGACTTTTGGAATGCTATTTCAATCTCCCAAATCTGAATATCATAAATAAGCGATGACAGCGTTTCCGATGTGTTCTCGTCATTCTGGCCGGATCGCGGGTTTAAAACAAACACCGATCCGATCTGCTCCGATGGCACGTTTTCCATGCTTGGGAACGTAGACTCTTTGAAGCCTAACTGCTTAACAAGCCCTGATATGCCGTTATAAATAAGGTCGTATGACATTATTTCTTGCTCCTCTGTATTGGCTCAACTTTTGTGTTCTGTGCTGGCAATAACACGCATTTGCAATTTTCTTTACATACCGTCGCACCTGTCCTTGGCAACCCTTCCGCTTCCCATTCATCCCAAGTCTTAACTTGATTATGTCTTTCAAGGCAATCCGGGCAGGTATTGACAAGCACCGCAACCCACCTGTAGGGCGTATCAACACCAATCTCGGAATAGATAGCCGAATCCCTTGACCTATTGATGATCCCGTTTGATGTCGCTTTGATCGCATTCCTAAACTCGCCAAATATGCGCCCGCCCTCTGCCAAGTCCTTTTCTAAATCAGCAATGATGTTCTCCTCCGATGCACCAAGCAGAATCCTTGTCTGGATATACTCATCAAGCGTCAATGCTGTTTTAGATGCCTTGGATACCAAAAAAATCTCCATTGCCTTAATCTGGCGGTCAATAAACTCGTTAAAAAGCTCTTCATTTGCGCCGGGCATTTTTTACTATCTCCCCTATGCGCTTCTTAATATAAGCAAGCGACAACTGTTCCATGCGTGTTGATATGCCGAAAAAGTTAAAATGCTTAATCCCGCGCTTAGATTGCACTCCGTCAATTTGAAGGTATTTCCCGATCTTCTCACGCTCTGGATGGATCTTGACCTTAACACCATATTCCCCGTGATCTACAACCAAGAAGCCAGAGCGCAATTTACCCTCCGCAATCAATGGTTTAAGCGGTTGCCGTTTTCTTGCCTTTGCCTTTAAAGTTTCCGGCTCAAGTTCCGGCAAAGCTGATTCATCCAATGCAATGGAATTTTGAATATTCTCTTGCATGATAGGAATGACAATCCTATTAGCGATGAATTTAAGATCGTCTTTATGAATTATCCTTGGGAAACTAAGTGTATTTTTAATGTTTGCTTTAATCACACCGCCCCCTCATTCTTTGTCGGGTCTTTTGACGGGTCAACAATGATCTTCTTATTACGCATATCACTAACTAAACTGTTGCCGTCCGCAACGCTCTTTGGGATATAAACCTCTTCCATCATCTTTGCAATTTCCTCGACGACATCTTGCATTGCCTTGTGCGGATCTTTAACAAGTTCTTTAATGTCGATCTGCGCAATGATAGCATCAATATCGGCCTTGGCCTTTTCTTCAATGCTGTCGATGCTGTCTAAGTGCTTATGCAGAAGGGTGGATAACATGAACATTTTCCCATTTACTTTTAAATATTAAACTGCGCTTCATGCTTGACCTCATGTATTCCTCGAACCCTAGACAGTTCTTATTATTAATCGAGGAGTTGATCATGTGAAGATATTTCCCGCTGGAATGGTTAATACCTGCGACATATTGAGCGATCCCCTTGGCCTCCATTTGCATATAGGAATCCAAGTCCTCGTATCCGTATCCGGGGCCGTAAGCCTCATCAAACCGGATATGCTCGAACACTTCTCTGCGATAAAGGCCGTAATAAATACAATGTCCCCGGTGTTGCTCAATAGGCTCTAGCTTGTGGCAGAACTTCTCAAAATCACCGTTTAGCTTGTTGCAGAACTTATTAGGATATACCCCTATTGCCATCCGGTCTGGATTTTCGTCTAAATGCTTAATCATAAGCCTGATCGAGTTTGGCACTGGTACAATGTCACCGTCAAGCAAGAAAATATACTCACCAAGGCTCATGTCAACGCCCTGATTCTTGCCCTTAGATATGCCAAGATTCTTTTCGTTGCGTATCGTCGCTATATCCTTGCATTCATCAATGGAGCCGTTATCGACAATAATGATCTCATGCTCGATGTCTTTTAATTCCTCTTTGATAACATCCAAAGCCATCTTTGTTGTCGGGTAGGTGTTCCAAGTTAGAATGTTGACGGATATTTTCAAATTAGCCTCTTCCGATGTCAAGGGTAGTTGTTTGTTGCGCTTCTTGGCCCTGTACGCCACCGCTTTCGTCTGCGTCGTAGTCAAGTGCTAGGCTGTTAAACGCTTTGTCAAACAAATCCGCATAGGTCGTTGCGATCATATCCCAACGGTCGTTCTGCTCTTCCCGTAAGTCAATTGCGATCATTTGGATTGTCAAATAGATCAACGGAATCCTTATCTGCGATGCTTCAAGAATTAAAGCGTCACGTCTGCCCTTGTTATAAAGCATTTGCTCTAGCTTCTCGAAAGATTGGTCGATCGACTTGGTAAATGACCGGATAACTCGGTATACGCTTGTTGAGTCTGGAACAGTTGTCCAATTAGGCGATACAGACAAAGACCCGGACGATTGGGTTGATGATGAGATATCCCTTATCTGACCGCTTC